TCACCAAGCAACACATTGAGTTTCATATCGTTAATTTCCTCCTGCGTTTTTTTACCGTTGCTTCCCTGCAACGCTGCGAAATTTGTATCCCGGCTTCCCTGCCGGAATATATCAGCCCGAAAATTCGGGGTGATTCTTTATTCCTTTGGGTAAATTCTTTTGTACGGCTCAATGCCGCTATCCAAAATAGATTTTTCTCGCGCCGAATTTCGGTCAGGGTGTGTCCATTTGAATTTCCCACATTTCGTGCAGATATACTCGCACTCCATTTCTCGTGGTTCGTTTCCGTTGATGCCGTGCGTCCAATGCCAACGAGAAAGCGTATAGTCATGTTTGCAAAACAGCTGTTTCCAAAAATCACGCATTATCTTTTTTTCCATCCGCATTGTTTGGTTGTTTATCAGCCATGTTCCCAGCATTTGTGTCGGTAACATCCTGCTTAAGCCGTTCCTGCGGTTTCGGAGCTTTCCCATCCTCACCCAGCTTGCCAGCGGCAATCAGGAAGGGCTTGCTCATTTCGTAAGCAGCCTGCGGGTCAGGGAACAGACCGGGCGTTGTGAACGCTAACTGCGGGTCAATGCTCTGACCAAGCATCTGTGCAAAAATCTGAACCTTGCTTTGCTGATTGTCGTACTGACGGCGGGGCAGCTTGATGTTGATGTCGCTTGCCATCAGCTTAGAACCAGCCGTGTCACGCAGGATTTTCAGCATCACGGACAGACTTTGACGTTCCGAGAACTTGAACATATTCTCGTACTGCTGCGCCCTTGCTTCTGTGTGATTCCAGCCGTTGCGGACGATAACTGCGCCCACGTTGTCAGAAGTTGCGTTCTCGCTGCCAGTGGCACTAGGCATGGCAGTCAGGCTGCGGTACACGTTCAACATAGAATCAAGCAAGGTCTGGCTCTGCTGCTGGTCAAGCTCGTTTGCAATCTGTGAGACAGAAGCGGGCAGACCAGAAGTGGATTTCAGACACATTGCGCCAAGCTCTTTTACTTGGTCGAGAGCATCCTTGTCCACAAGACAGTTGGTAAACACCATGATGGACTGGATGAACTGCGCCACACCGTCCAGCCGGTTGCTTTCAAGGTCGTTGATGGCATCCAACACAGGGATAGCGGGTTCAAACAGACCCATACGCTCCGGGTTGAGCTTATATTCGACCATAGGCAACATTCCCAGAGAGTGGTTCTCCGACTTTGTGACCTTGCCGTTGTCGATTTCAAAGTACTGGTTTGGCGTGTACACGCAAATCAGGTCGTTCAGGTCATTCTGATAATTGCGTGGGATGTGAAGCACATTAGCGATGGGCTTATGCCCGATGCCGGAGTTATAAATCACATACGCCATGTCGGGGTCTGGGACGTCCACCAGTAGGGGTGTTTCGTCCGGGTAGTTACCGCCATACCCCTTGTCAGGAAGAACGATGCGGTATCCCTGTCCGCACTCCAACATCCACTGCCAGAGCCGCCGATCGAGTGCGTCCTTGCCTTCATACTGCAAAGCGTTAGACAGCCGGGCGATTTCCTCACCGTCACCAGTTGCCGTTTCAGACCGCACATAAGAACACGGCGTACCGCTCATATATCCTGTGTAGAAGCCCACACATTCATTGGCGTGGTTCTCTACAATGCGATTGGTGATTTCAGCGTGGTATTCCTTCGTGCGGTGGAGAACAGGCTGGCCACCCAAGTAGTAGTTGTGCAGAAATCGAATCTCGTTCTTGTTTAGCAGATGAATAGGCTCCGCCTTGCCCATGACCACTTTCAGCACGTTCGCCTGATTGATTTCCGTCTCCGGCGTTTCAATCGGTCTGCGTCCGGTCAGCGGTTCATTTAAAAAGCCATCAACAACTATCTGATACTCAGCCATGCGTTCCTCCTTTCCGGCAAAATAAAAAGCGCAGCAAGACAAACCTGTTAAGGTCTATCTCACTGCGCTTACAACTGCGCTTCAAAAGCTATTCAGTTCTTAAACTTTGGTACGGAGACCCATGTATCTTTTGGAAGGTTGGAATCTCCAATTGTAATCCAATGGCAAAGAGGGCACAGAAGGGAGAACTTCCCTTCCACTTCGCCAAGATAACGTCCGCAATCACACAGATTGCCGTTTGCGTCTTTCCGAAGACGCTTGCATCGTACTTTTGCTACCATCTGTGCTCCTTTCGTTGGATTTCTGGAAACAGGCTGTTGAGCACAGACCTGTCAGAAGCTACTGGGAAACTATTCGCACTTCCAGCCGTGCTATTCTTCGCCCGAAGAAAACCATTGCAGCCTTTACATTCAGTTGTCGGACAGACGTAAATGGGTCAGCTGCAATTTTGGTGCTGCATAATGGATTTGAACCAATGTATGTCCGGTTATGAGCCGGATGCTCTATCCTGACTGAGCTAATGCAACATAAAAACCCGGCTTGATTGGTTAACCGCTGCTCTTTGCAATGTCATGCCTAAACATCACATTGAGAGCCGGGAATAGCGGTGGAGGTTTTGGAGAATAAGTCCATGCAAAGCTAGGTAGTTGGTTGTGCTGCGTAACGGAATCGAACCGTTGCTTGCCAGCCGTGGGGGAGACAGGCTGGCATTCCCCTTACAATTGGAAACGCAACATATAAAGCCCGGTGAAGGCGAAAGAGTGAGAAAACCTCCACCGGTGAAAGGAGGAATATGCTTGTTGACACGCACGCGAGTAAAATGACAAAACCCCGCGTGAAAGCTATTCCTTTAAGGGAAGCTACAAAACTTCCTGCGTACATTATAAGCCTTGTCAACTAGTGAAATCAAATAAATAGACCCAGCGAACACAATATATTGTGTTTTTAATCAAAAAGGCCTCTTGACAGGCTCAATTTTACTGATTCCGTTGTAAAGTTCATCGGCAAGCTGTGCCAGACTGTCCGGTGCATCATCGTGCGGAACTTTTCCAAGCTGCGTGAACATCGTCACCTGTTCCATGAACGCTTTGTACTCTTTCGACTGGTGTTTCTCGTCAAGGAAATAGAATCGCTTGATGTCCGGCGCATACTGAATGATTCTGGACAGCTTGCTTTGCCCACTGGGCGCACGTTGGCTACGGACAGAGCAGTGATAGCCCTGCTGCCGGAGCTGGCTGTCAACAACGTCACAGTATTCATCACCGCCGTTGTTGGCTTCGCCACGCACCACATTGATTTTGTGCTGGATGATTTTGCCCACGACTTCTGGTCTGGTCACGGTCTTGTCGCCGTTGTTGAACACAAGGTCAAGGATGAACACGGCATCTCCGTACACATAGGCGATAGGGCAAGCGGTGAAGTCCCCGCCGCCCCATGCAATATCCATGACCATGAGCTTGCGATCAGGTTCACCATCAGGCAGAACACCGTTAAAGTATCGAAGCTCATCGGCAGGGAACAGCAGACCTTCACGCACATAAGGCTTGCCCATGTACTTTGCCCACCATGTTGCATCGTCAATGCTGGCTTTCATATCGGCGTAGTAGGCATCGTCAAATCCAACGCCATAATCATAATTGAAGTTGCTGTGTCCGTTCTCATCCACCGCAGGAATCACCCGGAATCTGTACTTTGGATTGTCTGCGTACTGGTTCTGGATGCGTCCCAGAGGGTCAAGCACGTTCCAGCGTGTGCCGACCATCAACTCTAAAGCACCCTGCTTTTTACGGTCTTTCAACTGGTTCAAATAGGCATCGTACTTGTTGTTCAGACGTTCAACGTTCAGGCTTTCTTCCAAGTCCTCAATCAAGTCATCGCTGTACAAAACGCCGCCCTCGCCGATTTCGACAGCACCAGTCAACGTGCCGCCAATGGAGCGGCAAGTAAGGGTAGGGAAACGCTTTTTGCGGTTCAGGTCAACGCTTTCGTCTTTTGCGCTCTTATCTACAAGCTGAACGTCAGGGAAGATTTTGCCCCAGTTGTAGGTCACAGGGTCAGTGATGATGGACAGCACTTCGCCGTAGAAGCCGTTTGTCAGCTTGTCGGAGTGTCCGCTCATAACCGATGCAACGTCAGGGCGGTTTCCCATAAGCCATGTGATGAAGAAAATGCACAGCGTACTCTTACCTACGCGAGCCGGAAGACTGACCCCCAAGAAATCTATCCGCTTATAGAACAAGTCCTCTAGGTCATCTGCCAGCACTTTCAGAACCCTGCGTCTCGGCTGATAGAACTTCTTTTCCGGCGAACGGTTCCATTCAAGGTAGATGCAATAGCTGTCGAACACATCTTTTGCTTCAAATAGGTACGTCCGGCTGATAATGTCATAGACCTTCGCCACGTCCTCGCCTGTTTTCATCTTGCCCATCATGGCTGCACAGACAGAGCGCAGCTCACCAGAGTATTTGTAGGCATCGAACCGCTTGTCTTGCGGCAGAGCGTCCCTCAGGTTTACCACTGCTTGAAACCAGTCCTCATAGACCTGCGCTTCGGTCGGATTCTGCTTTGCATACGCTTTGATACTGTCGATGATGGCAATGCACTGTTTTGGCTGCATAAAAAAATAGGCACCCCCTACCTAAAAATGTAAAGAGTGCCTACAACTGCACAAAAATCAAATATCCGGTTTTATAATGCTGTTTTCGGAAAATTATTTGCTAAAATTCGTTTTAACGGATGGAAAGTGCGATTTATTTGACCTCTTCCGCAAGCTGGTCTAGCCTGCGTTTCAGCTCGTCTGCATCGTAATACAAAGCGTCTGCGATGGCATTGAGAATGTCGGGCTTGTCGGTGTAATCGCACAGCGTTTCAATGAGTTTCAAGCTCTGTTCTGACAATTTTGCAGTTTTCATGCTGTTTCCCCTTTCTAATTCGGTTTTATAACTTATAGTAGGGCTTGGGAGGCCACCAATATATTTTTCTAAATTTTTCCATTAGCCTTACCAAAAATAAAGGTTCGTACCATTTTATCGGACGAATTCCTGGATGCTTTTCATCACCAAATATAATATATCCCTTATCATAAAGAGCTATAGAAAAAAATACACCGGCTTTGTTATGTGGAACAGAAATATCGTGACATAGCTGCTCATCCTTTTCCACGGCATATCTTAATTTTGAAACGGAATAGTATCCATCTTTCAAATCCGGCTCTTCTTTAATAAGGACATCCATTATTCTTTCTTCAAGACCTTTGTCACCAGATACTTGATAGCGATAAAGCGGTTTTCTCATGCGTTCTCCTTTCACCTGCTCTGTTCAGCAATCCGATACCATGTCTGGCGGGTTACACCAAGCTGTTTGGCAGCATCGGTGACGGTCAGTAGACGCTTTTCCACCTGTTCATGCAGAACATCAAAGAGGTTGCGGTCGTACTCGGTGGGCTTGCGACCTTCCCTGTAATCAGGTCGCTGGCTGGCAATCTTTTTGCCCTCTCTGGTGCGCTCAACAATCATGTCACGCTCAAACTCTGCAAAGGCAAGCATCACCGTGCGAATCAGTTTGCCGGTAGGCGTGTTATTCATCACGCCCATGTTCAGAATGTTCACGGACACGTCTTTTGCAAGCAAGCTGTCAATAATTTCAATACCGCCCTTCACGGAACGAGCAATACGGTCAAGTTTCGCCACGATCAGCGTGTCTCCCGGCTGGATTTCAGACATCAGCTTGTCAAGTTCAGGTCGATGCAACTTCGTGCCTGTGTAAACATCCGAAAAGATTTTCTGTGCGCCGTTGGCTCTCAGAAGTTCCGACTGGGCTTCAAGGCTGTTGCCATCAATCGCCTGTCCAGCGGAACTGACACGAGCGTAACCGTAGATCATTCAGGTTCACCGTCCTTTTCAACGACTGTCCCCTCGACAATATATGCCTTATCTCCAATATCGCCCATATCCGGCTCGACAACAATACGGTAATTCATTGAGTTCAAAAGCCTAAAAAACGTAGAAAGGTTCAAACTTCCATCTTTTAGCCTTTGATACACTGCTTGTCTCGACCCAAGACCAGAAATTTCCCCAAGCCTAACTATCGTAATGTCCTGACGCTTCATTACGTCCTTTACGATTTCAGCCCCATTAGTGACAATTTTCTCTTTTTTCTTTTTAGTAACCTTTTCCTGCTCGTCCATTTTTACCGCCCCTTTCGTCACCATTGTAAACGAAAAGATTTACTTTGTCAAGAGGGGATTTAAAATCGAAGCGGTCTAAGAGTGTATTATATATAAATATACTCTAGTATGTATTTATACATACTAGAGTAGTATAAGGGTGTTTACTTAGTTAATCACAATCAGGTAGAAAATTTTCTATAATAAGGAGTGATTCTGCCAAACTTCATTTTCGTAAAACTTTGGGTCTTGACAAGCATATTTTCACGCTTTATACTTGTTCCAGCGAAAGCGAGGTGATAGGCTTGGCAAGACGAGCAGAAACCTCGGAACGTGATAAGCTGCGCATGATAAGCACCCGGCTCACAGAGAGCCAGATCGCAAGCATGGAAAGCAGCGCAAAGGCATTGGGCATCTCAAAGGTCGATGTTATCCGCATGGGTATCGAGTGGGTGGCATCCTACGTTGAGAACATCAAGGCATAAAAAAATAAGCTACCAGCGGAACTTTGGACGGCAACGCTGATAGCTTATCCACATCACGAAACGAGAACCTGCAACCACCAAGGGGGCAGTCTCCCTTTTCGGAATCTATTATACCAAAAAGGGCTGCTTTCCGCAATAGTTAGGAGCAAAAAACATGAACTTTCCTACAACAACCGAAGAATTTCTGAAAACCTTTTCCCACGGCAAAGAGCCGACCAGCGAGGACAGGGAGTACGCAGAAGCACTGGGCAAGCTGTCCGAACTGAACTATCGAGCAGGGTACGAAGCGGGAGCAGCCAAAAACAACAGTTAAATTTTGTGCAAGTCTACAAACTTTTAGATTTTGTACAGATACCAGTACTACATTAAGCGTTTGCGCAATTGACAAACCACAACATATTGCATATACTGGTTGCACCCACATGAAGGGAGGTGAGTTTATGTACAGTCCTTATCTCGAACGGCACAATCACACGTTCACTGTTGCACTGACCGAACGGCAGTTCCAGTGGCTGAAAGCCTATTGCACCGAACACAAGGTTGCACAGGCAGCAGCCATCCGTGACACGTTCTTTGAAGTGCATCCAATCCCGGAGACCGATGAAAACGAAAAATGATACGTCCGCTGAAGTTTGGCGACAGAAGCGAACGTATCATGTAAACCCTGAGAGAAGCATTCTCTCGCCGTTATTATAGCAGAAAATTGCTTCTCTCACAAGTGAAAAGGAGCTTTTTAATGCAACTTTCTTTGTCTGAGAACATCAAAATCTTTAACAACGCCGAGTTTGCGAAATCCGTGTCATGCTCATTGACGATGACCCTTGGTTTGTTGGCAAGGACATTGCCGCAGCACTTGGGTACAAAGACACCGTCAACGCGCTCAAAGCGCACGTTGATGAGCAAGATAAAGCTGGGTGGCGAATCACCACCCAGTTCGGCGAGAAGGAAACGACCATCATCAACGAATCCGGCCTGTACAGTCTGATTTTCAGCAGCAAGCTGGAAAGCGCACAGCGGTTCAAGCACTGGGTCACTCACGAAGTTCTGCCGTCCATCCGCAAACATGGGATGTACATGACCGACAATTTGTTGGAGACGGCTATTGCCAACCCGGACTTCGTGATCGGTCTGATTCAGAACATGAAAGCCGAGAAAGAAAAGAACATAGCGTTGCAGACGCAGAACAAGCAACTCTGCGAGAAGAACGAGGAGATGCAGCCCAAAGCAGACTACTTCGATGACCTTGTTGCATGGAACGTGTCTACCAACTTCCGCTCTACCGCAAAGGAACTGCGCATCCCTGAACGCTTGTTCATCAAGATGCTCATTTCTGACGGGTACATCTACCGTGACAAAAGCAAGGGCATCCTGCCGAAAGTGGGCAAGGGTGACGGCCTGTTTGCGGTCAAGGAATACTGCAACCAGAAAAACAAGCACGGTGGCGTACAGACCAGAGTAACGCCGAAAGGCCGTGAGACGTTCCGTCTGCTTTATGCAAGCATCCGTAGAAACGGATAATTGAGGTTTTTCTGAAAAATCCGAAAAACTCACACGGTGAACATTTTTGTTCTCCGTGAAATAGTCCAACAGAAAAGCCAGTGGTTAGAGAACATCTAGCCGCTGGCTTTTTGTGTTATGCGTTAATCTTGAATAGCAACCACTTCATAAGAGCTATAACCAGTAAATCCACTCAATGGATAAAGCTCAAACGATGCTGTTTGGCCCGAAGCAAGGCTGTCCATGATGTAAGTATACTCACCGCCAACAGGAACTTCATTGCCTTCGGTGTCTTTCATTTTGTAAAGAACAATGACCTTGACTGCATTGCTTGTAAACTGGCTATTGTTTGTAACCTGTCCAGTGAATCGCAAATCATAGCCGGAACCACGTTTGGAAACATTTGTAACAGCAAGTTCGCCAGCACGAACAATCTGATTGGCAGGGCTTGCTTCGTGAACGTTCCAATTCTCTGCGCTTGTCGTATACTCAATTCTTGTCGGCTTAACACCATCGGAATCAAAAGCGATATAATCGCCATACCAATAAGAATCACCCTCGCCAACCCAGTCCAGCGTTTCAGAATCGGTCTTTAAGACGGAGCCATCTTCGCCGTATACCGTGACATTCAGCGAAACAAAATCAACTGCCCAATCGGTGTTGGGATTTTCAACCAGAACTGCGTAAAACACATAGTATCTCGTTTTGCCGTATTCGTACTTGGTTTCAAGATGGCTATGGGATTCTTTGATCGTTATGGGTTGCACCTGTGTTGCATTGGTCTCTTCCAGCTCAATAGGAGCAGACCATTCATCGGGTTTCGTTGTTGCCATTGCGCTAATAGGCATGGCAAGCATCATAGCCGCTGCTAGAGCCGCCGCAATGATTCTCTTTCTCATTTTTGATTCTTCCTTTCTTTGGCTAAAATTTTATATAACGCTTGAAATACCATGTGCCATAAGATACACACCAAAAACCAAAAAAGCGGCGCCGATAATAACGCCCCATATTGAAGCGGCAATCTTTTCGTTCTTTTCTCTCTTTTCTTTGTTCTTGTCATTCTTTTGGTCCATTACAGATTCCTCCCTTTCAAGGCTTGTAAGGCAAGTATAGCACAGAACACAGACCCTTTGTAGGGGTCTTTTTGTTTTTGCGGCGGAATTTTTAAAATTGGCAATGGGGTGGGGTAATTTTTTTGAGCCTTTTTTATTTTTTCGGTGGTGACGGGAATGACCGGGCGGGGCTGGGCGGCGGCTATATACCCCGCCGGTGACCCCCTGCCAACCACAGCGCACCCGGAACGACTGAGCAGCACAGGCGGCAGGGCAGACCATGCCAAAACCAGGGCAGACCACACAAGGCACGACACACACACGCCCGAACACCGGACACGCTGCACCTGTCTGCACCCGATACCAGACAGGCCGCGCGGGGCAGATCGTAACGGCGGCGGGGTGCTGGGTGTGTCCAAAACTGTGCAGATTTGGACAGTGTGCAGAATCTAAAAAAAGTAAACGAAAAAATTTACTTTTTTGCAAAAATCCCTTGACTTTGTAAACGAATTAGTTTACAATAAGGATGTAAACGAAAACATTTACAAACCACATCACGAAACACCAAAACAGGAGGACAAAAACCATGAAAAAGGCCTATAAATGTAGTGACCTCTATACCGCCACATTTGAGGACGGCGCGTTAATGACTGGCACACTTAACCAGCTCTATGCAGCCCAGAACAACCGCAAAATGACCATTAAGCCCGTTGTGTGGCTCTGGCTCAGTGACAGTGGCCTGTATATGGTAGACTACATCTTAGAGGGTGCGGGCTGGACACTGGGAGTATTTGACACACTGGCAGACGCAGAAAAGGCAGTGGCGGCGTTTAACGCACAGCCCGCCACAGATGTGGCAGCAATGCTTACGGCGGATGCTCTAAAGCTCTTTACCTGTGAGGTAGAGTGCAAGGCACTGGGCGACGATGGCAAACAATATAATGCCGTTTGGTGCCCCGATTGTGGGCAGATTTATTACACCATCCCGGCAAAAGTTAAGGTGCTAGGCTACATCCCGCAGTATAAGGAGGACTAACCGATGACGAGAACCGACGAATTGAACGCAGAAATCAGAAATCAGGCTGTGCGCCTGTATCCAAAGTGTGCCGGGCTGTTTGAGTTGCCGTTGATGGTATACACTCAGATTATAGCGGACAACCTAACCCGCTCTAAGCCGTACCGCTTGAGCGTTGAGCGATGCAAAAAAATCATTTTGGCTATGCCGGAATTTGATTAAAAAGGGGTGCAAACAATGATTACTCTTGACTTTTCCCAGTGGGCTGCAATCTGGTACGTTGGCGGCATGATCAGCGGGGCGCTGGTTATGATTGCATTTCTAAACAGCTGAGGGGGCGCACAAAATGACATACACGGCAAATAAAAAGGCATACGGCCTGTTAGAATCCCTTACATATTGGATGGCTGAGATCTCCTATTGCAGGGAAAAAGATCCTGACGATATCGGTTTTTTGGAAAAGGCAGACAAAACCATTCATTTTTTGTTTGGTCAGCTTGACCGGGCAGGCGTTCCGTTTTGGGCGCAAAACTCAGCGCTTGCAATCGGTGAGAATTGGAGAGAATACGAACGGCGCAACCTCAACGTATTATTCGAGAACAAAGGAATTTTGGAGGGCTAAAAAATGACAGACTTAGAGCAAAAATGCAACGAATACCGCGAATATAAGCGGCTGGCAGAGCAGGCGGAGCAGATGCGGGACAGCCTGCGGGATGAAATTATTGCCATGATGCAGGGAGCGCCGGAGGTTGTCGCAGGCGCTTGCAAAGTGATGTATAAGGACGTTCAAAGCGTCCGGCTCGACAGCAAGCTTTTGCAGGCAGCGCACCCTGATATATATGCCGAGTGTAGCAAGCGCACCACATACAAGCGTTTTAGCGTGGTATAAAGGGGGTGTAGCAAGTGATATTATCTTGCATCCTGTTTTTCTTCTGGTTTTTTTCGGCGCTGTTTAAGGCGTCGAAGTAACGCCGACCGGATACTTTAGCGGGGCTGCACCGTAAAGCAACCCCGCCCCAGCCCAAAAGGGCAAAAAACTTTCTGCAAGTCCTGTTAATGGGGCTTGCAGTATGATATACTGACAACAACAAGCCCACACAAGGAAGGAGCATAAAAATGAAAGAGTATAAAGAAATAAAATCAAAAGACGGCCGCACCTACTATCTTAACGAAGATGATACAGTGCAATTTATTGTTGGAGATTCAGGGAGAGCATACCCGTATAGATACGATGAAAAATACCATTGCTCTACAAGCATAGAGGGCCGATACAAATACAACTACTTGAGAAGGCTGGAAAACGAAGGAAAAATTTCTTGGAATTAACACAGCTCAACCCCGCCCACGCTGGCGGGGCTTTTCTTTTGCCTTGCACCTGCTGAGGATGCAGGGCTTTTATTTTGCCTTGTTGCAATGCAACCCCATACAAGCGTTTACAGCGGTCTTTCTGTCACTCATGCAATTATACCGCCTAAACTCCAAAACCGTTTACAGGGCTTTACAGGGGCTTTTCCGTTGATTTGCTCTATTCCAGCACACAATACAGCAAATACACAAGCCGCCTATACACCGCCTACGACACGCCGGAGGGCATACCGTCAAGCGCTGCACCTCCACCGATACCAGACACCACCGCCGAACCGGGCGGCTGTACAGGTCAGCACAGCCGCCCTATTATAATAATGTATATAAGGGTGCAGCGGTGCGCCCCTGTCGTGGATCCATGCCAGACAGAGCAACACATCGCAGACTATGCCAGTCAGGCGGCGCGGAACCACTGGCGGCTTGTCGCCGCATCTCTTTTCGGGCTTTCGCCCGATAGCCAATAGAGGTCAGCAATAGTCGCAGCGTTCCGGCTGGAATAGTCGTAGCTAATAGTCGTAGCTTCTCCAATAAAATAGTCGTGGAATAGTCGTAAAGTCGTCAGACGACCACCGTTTGAAAGTCCCGTATATAGTATAGTAACGGTCTGTTCGCTGATAGTCGCAGAGCAATAGTCGTAGTGTTTTCTTGCGAGCCTTCGTCAAATAGTCGTGTATTTTTTGTGTGAAATAGTCGTTTGCCTTTTAGAGAAAGGGATGTGCAATAGTCGCTAAGCCGTCAGACCATCCCCAAAATCAATATATGTCTTGACACATGTCAATTTTAATCCCAATCACATTACCTCAAAATCTTTAGCCATCGTACTTATTATAATAGTCGCAGATAATTGCTCAATCTTTTTAACTATTATTCTGCCATAATAGTCGTATCATCCGATTCGGCTTGTTCTCCTTCAATTTAATTACCGACAACTACAATCATATCATATCAACCAACTAGGATTATCCATTTGACAAATACCTCAATACTTTTAACTATCTAATAAGACTATCCACTAGTCAATTGCTTCCAATCTGTAATCAACCACTCATACAGTAATGCAACATTTCTACATATTCAACCGACTACAAAATAAAGCCAATTATCCATGTGAAATAGTCGTAGACCATCCACCAGTCTGAACCTCACGCCAGCTCTCGCCTACGGTCTGCTCTGCTGGCTAACGGTGTAGCTTTGGAGATAGAGGGTTGTAGGGGGAAAGAACCTTTACAGGCGATTGAACTCTGGTTCACTGTACTGTTGCTTCTCTTGCTCTCTGTCAATCCACATATCAGCAAAGGCCTTCCAGTTTGTTATAGGCTTTCCGGTCTTGGTCATCCAGCCTGTTCCCTCATAGTAGTTCATAAACCTGCTGGCAAGCCTGTTCTCACATCCAGCATCCAAAAAATACTCGCTCACATCCTCGAAGTCCGGCGTGCTGGCGTTCCCATCGGGCGGGTCGCCCGCTTTCTTAATAACTTTTTTTCTTTTCTTTTCTTCTATATTAAGGAGGTGAACGATTGTTCCCCTCACAGGTGAAGTATCGTTCCCCTCAGAGGTGAATGATTGTTCACCTCCCTTTTCGCTCCTTGACGATTCTTTCGGCACTTTGACGTATATCTTATCGGGCTTGTTCTTGCCTTCACGCTTGCGCTCGATCAACCCGGCTTCTTCCAGCTCTTTCAGAGACTTCTTGACCCATCGTTCTGTGAATCCAGTATCGGCAGCAAGGTCTTTGATGGGATACACGATGTATACTCGCCCTAGTTGGTCAGCAAACTTTCCGCTTCTGCTTGCCCTCTGTGACGACCTTGCACGATTGAACAGGTAAATGTAAACAATTTTCTCTGTTGGGCTAACGCCAATAGTCGAGAGGAATCGAGGGTAGACCATGTACCCATTGACCTTTGTATCGGCTGTCATGTACTGCATTTTTTCCTCCTACAATAGTCGTAGACCTCTACAATGCGCTCACAGCCCCGTAGAGCCGTGCCAGAGCCGTTTTCCGTGTTCAGTCGATAAGTTTGCCGTCTGACCGCTAAAAGCGTTTGTAGGGCTTCTGTGCGCGTATATGCAAAAGGCTGCCATTGCTGACAGCCCATGTGCTCAATCCATCCAAGTGTACTCTTGGAATCGTTGAATCTGCTTGTTAAACGTAATGGGAAGGTCGCCTATCTCGCCTTCCTTGTTCTTGCTTAGTCGGAACAGGTACTTGTCGGGGTTATCGCCGGACAGAAGGATAATTGCATCTGCGTCCTGTTCAATCTGTCCGCTCTCTCGCAAGTCGGAGTTAGTAGGCGTTGCTCCGGGCTTGGATGGGTTTCGATTAAGCTGTGCCAGTGCCACCACAACAATGCCTGTGGTCTGTGCCAGTTCGTGCAGGGCAATGGATATAGCTGTAATGGCGGCATATCTGTCTTTTGCGCTTGTTTCGTGGATGAGTTGAAGATAGTCTACGAAGATGACCTGAGCCTTTTTACGAAGAGCCTGAGCCTTCATCCACGCCACGTTCTTTCCGGCAGCGGAGCGGATATATAGGGGCATCTTCATGTTCTTTGCCTGTCCGTCAATCTCATTCAAGCTGACCGCCTTATTTTTCACCGTGTCCAGAGGGCAGTATATTTGATTGGCCATCAGACGTGCGCCCAGCTTACGTTTGCTGGTTTCTAAGCTGAAATAGTACACGGTATAGTCCTGCTTTGCCATGCTTGCTGCTATTTGCAGAGACAGGGCTGTCTTGCCCGCAGACGGTCTGCCACCGATGATGATGAAATCACCCGGTGAGATGTGCAGCGCTTCATCCAGACGCTCTAGGCCTGTCTTGATATACACAGGCTTCTCGTCCATGTGAAGCACATAGTCGTTCAGCACATCCTCGTATGTCCACGCATCTTCTTCCTCAGCTTTCAGGCTCATTGCTTCGCCCATCTTCTGGTAAATGTCTGATAGATCAGAATAATCGGTAAGCTCGCTGGTCATCTGAAATGCCAGGCCTTGCACACGAGTGAGTGCAGCCTGTTCTCTGATAAGCTGTGCCCAACGCTGCATCTGCTCCCTGTCAATTCGTACACACTCTGATTCACAGGTTTGTACACACGCCAAGAGCGTCTGCGCTACGTCTGGATGCTGCGTGTTTATCTCAACTATATCTATCTTACCCCTAGCCGTCCAATAGCCCTTAACAGCCGCAAAAGCGTCTCTCAGCTCAGGTCTGAACAAGTCAAGTTCAAGGTCTGGTATGATTTCATCCACAACGCCCGGCTTGCAGAGCATCAGCGCACCGATAAACACCGTTTGAACGTCCATTGTCATAGTCTATGAAACTCCATCTCCGTACTTTGCTCGTACTGGTCATCCTGTTTCAATGCGTAAATGTCCTGCCATCCAGCATAGATGCTCTGGTCAAGGATAGCTTTCCAGTCATGCCGATCAAACTTTTCCAGCTTGTTGCAGAGCATCTGCTTTGCCCGGTCTGTCATAGGCTTTTTGATTCTTGTACGCATCTGTGCGAACTCTCGCAAGGATTCCAGCAGGGCTTTATCGCCATGAGCAAAGTCTGAGAAGATGTCAGGTTTCTTTTTGACTGCACTCTCCGGCAGGGTCTTGACGTTCATTTGACCGTCAATTGATACAATTGGCTCATTGTCATCTGACTTTGAACTCATAGATGAGCTGACTTTCATCTCATTTATGACATGAGGATGAGATGACTTTCGTGTAGACCATCCTTTTGACGCAATATCGCTTCTTTTTGATTCTTCATCGAGCAGATGTTTAATCAAAATGAAACAAGATTCTGCTTTTTTTGAGTTCAAAGTTGCGTCTTTTTCTTCAAAAACGTATGCACAGATTGCATCGTAGAGTTCCAACTTCTCTTTACTTTTGAGTGTGGAGATGGCTTCAAAATAATATTTTTGGAATGTAAAGCTGTCTCGTTTTTTGTCCATACTCAATCCTCTTTGTAGCGTTTGTTCCATGCTTCGATGGCTTTTTCCTTGCCAAATGTTGCAGAAGTGCTCACCCCGCATTTTCCGCAGACTACCCAACTAGCCATGTCAACATTGAGTGGATGAATCACTTTTACAGTCGGCGGTTCCGCACCGCAGAACGGGCATCTCTTAAGTTCTGTCATTTTCTGAACCCCTCTCTCGTTCTCGTGATTCGCTTATGCGCCTTTACAGGTCTTGTGCCTTTGCCGTACGCTGGTCGGATATGTTTTGCTTTAATGTATCCACAAGGTGGCTTCGGCCCAAAGTCGAAAAGGCTCAAGTCCATAATGATGATGCCAAACTTCTTGTTCGTCATATTTGTTCCTCCGGCATATCTGGTGCAAACATCCAATGTGTCACAATATAATTGTTTGGGTCTAATTTATCGTACCATTCATCTGCCCATGTATTTATTCCATACGCTGGAGTGTAATATCCAAATATCATGTATCGCCCATATTCATTTTTTCTTGGGCAAATATTGCTCACCATAAGAATTAGTTTGGAAGCGTATGAAGGGGGCATACAGTCTTTTGTAGAGTGCCATACATAATTATTCATGTTCATCGCCTACATTATTTTACTACGGTTCCATACTTTTTTATCGATTCATAAAACTCTTTATAAGATTTCAAATCAATAGGTTCGTCATATCCTTGAGATTTCCATTTTTTAAGCATGTATTGCGTTTTGTTAGATTCAATGGCTCTCCTATTTTTGATATGCCAATAACAAATACTCCTTGCTCTTTTATGGGAGTAGCCAAGTCCTATAAGCTTTTTAATAAATGTTCTTCTTGTCATATTTATTTCTCCACAGGCGGTTCTGGCATGTACGCCCAATATTCAATTTTCGAGTGATGTAAACAGTATCCGTTATCGTCCATCCAATCAAATTCCGGTATTCCATGTCGAAGGTCTTTTACAAGCCCTCCGCATGACACAGCCCTGTCTATTTTCCCTTTGAAAAAATCGAAATACACCCCAGACAGTAAAAGACTTTTAGATGAAAAGTAGCCATTTCCGTTGTCAAACAGTGGCGGGTATCCTTCTTTTTTAAGAGAATGCCAAACAATTTTGCTCTCCATCCCCATCACCTCACACCATCGGAAACGCCATCCAATGCGTCACCGTTACATCTTTCGGCAGTCTCTCGCCTATCTCGTCCCAGAACTGACCGTCTGCGTAACAGCCAAGAATGTACGCAGTTGGCGAGATTCCTTGCAACATTTTTCCATCTTTATCACGCCACGTCGTCTTAGTCGCAAGCAACAAAGGCTGCGTCCGCTCTCGTGGCGGTTCGCTTGCTGGATGCCAAAGGGCGTTAGCCATGTGCGTTCTCCATTTTCGCTCCACAAGAGGGACAATAGTCCCAACGTGTGTGATGATTTTTTGTGTGGCATCCGCTACACTCGAACCTTGTGAACGTATCGTCCTGTACAATCCATTCAGCGGTACGCTCTAAGGCTGTCGGGGCATCTTCCACAACGTCAATGGCATCGCCAATACCGCAAGCACGGCATCTAACTCCATTGTAGTTCTCGCAACCATCGCAATATGCTTTCTTGATTCTTTCAATAAGTGCGTTTCGTTCAAGGTATTCTGGATAATTAGCCATTGCCCTTTCTCCCCTCAATCCCCATCCCACACGCCGTCTGGCCGCATTTTTGCAAATTCAAGCAGCCAATACAGCGCACGCTTTGCATTGCCTTCTGTCGCGTGCCAATAGTCGTCATCGTCCGTATCATCACCCAAAGCGGCAATAGCCTTTTCCAGCATCGGGATGCTTTCAGCTCCCGTCTTGCCGTAGATAGAACGAATTCCTTTTTTCCCGAGCACATCATTACGCCGATAGAACTTTCTATAATTCCATGTGACGTAGCACATCAGTTTTTCTGTTCCACCCACAATTCTCACGCCGCCTGCAATAAAATGTACGCTATCCGCTTTAAGCGTTTCATGCGTTACAGGGTCACAAAGTGAAATATCATAGCTCATTCTCTTTTTTCTCCCATTCCTTGCATCCACGTTCATCCCACACGAAGTCTGCAACGTGTTCCGACTGGTCGTTTACACACACGCCCTCTGGCTCTGCGTACTATTTACAAGAGCCGCAGGATGGCTCAGATTTGTTCTTGCAGGATTCTGCTGTGCATCGGACAGCTTTGCCAGCGGAGAACTGTTTGATGCCCATGCAAGAGCAATGTTCGGTGGTACAGTAGAAGTTCTCATTCCTCTATCTCCTTCCATCCGATAAACTCACATAAACCAACAGTGTTGTTGGCGCAACGATGAATGAGGACTTTATCGCTTATTTTGAATTTTGCGATAAACCCAATTTTACTTTTTTCCATTTCGTTTTCAAACATCCAATCAACAATGTCTTTGTCGATTCTGACATCGCTTTCGTCCGTCATGGTCGCAAAGCACTGTTTGCACCTGTAAAGAGCGCACTTTTTCATTATATCTGCCCTCTATTTCTCCTTCTGTTGGCGTTGAACCGCCCGATCACTCGCTTATACTCCGCATAGCACTCCGGGCACAGGTCGCCTGTGTCCCTGCGCCACGCCCAGTCCTTGAAATATTCGTCAGGGTTCATCATCCTGCAGCCCAGAACTGTTCCGCAGCGGTCGCATACTCGCTTGTGGTAGATTCCTCTGTCAGTCTGCATTACTTTTACCTCTCATTGACCCATAATGGCCATAATCTGAATGATAAGGCTACATACAGCTACAACCAGCGAAGGCAAGCACAACCCGAGAGCATAATTTGAATCGTAAAACACAGGTTCTCTTTTGCATATTCTGTAAATAGGGTAGCCAATCAGCCACCCGATGAAGAACAGGGTCGATGTAAACACAATGCCAACAATAATTATTAAAACAGCCATGTTACATTACGTCCTTAAACAGGATTTCTTTGTCTGCTTTCCAGTCTTTGATTTTGCACGGAATGCCCGTTCCGGGTACGGTCTTTTTCAGGCCGTCCATCTGCCAGACGTTCCACGAGATGGTAGCAGCCATGTTGCGAACCTTCCCAGCGTCAGGCTCTATGCCGAACAGCCACTTAAAGTTCTCTCGCCATGTCAGGAGCATATTTGCTCTTGCAAGTAACAGGCTGTCACCCTGCCACTCATATCCGTATGTAGTCGTCGCTGCGTCCTCTGCCACATCGTGCCATGTCCAGACATTCCAATCAAACCAGTTGTTTACACATTTCAGTTTGCGGTCAAATAGTCCTTTCCGTTTTGGTACTGGAATCTTTTTGCCTGTTACCGTGTCGTATCGGTTCACAAGGAACGGTGCTTCTCCGCAGGTGATTTCAAGGACTGTTGAATGGATGTACTTGATAGGCTCTTTCTTCATATCGGGCATCGCACCGTTTTCTTCGCCCATGTCTATCATCTTTTCGCAAACCCAAGAAGGAGTGAAAACCTCTGCTTTTGCTTTGGTTCTTTGCTTCTGCTCATCCAGACGCTTGAGAACTCGTGGCACTGGCGGGCACTTCTTGATTTGCTCTAACGTGATTTCATCCGCAAAGCCTGCGCCTAGTTCAGGCGGTGGCTCTGTCGCCCATATGATGTTTTTGCCGGTAGTACGGTCTTTAAGCAAGATAAACAGCACCGCTGAAAGAATCGGGTCGGAGAAGTCAACCAACCGTTGTTTCATTTTTCGCCACCTCTCTGTACTCCACGTCAATCCCTTTCGGCAAAGCCGTCTGGTACTTCTGCGCGAGTTGTTCTGCGCTCTGGGCATCGCCCAACGGCTGTTCAGGCGGCGCAACGGTGACTTCCACGTTGTCACGCATACCAAAGTAGTTTTTGGCTCGGAAAATCCACTCTGCCGGGTTCTCTTGACCGTACATACCGTTGTAAGCCCACATGGACTGCATTTGCAGAATCAGTTTGAGGATGTACTTCTGCTGTAAGCTGTCGTCACGGCGTTTGCCTGTCATAATCTGTCTCAGGCTAGGCCATTCGATGCCAAGCACTAGTGCAATCCATTCCACCACAGGGGAGATTCTGGCTTCGATGCAAGCGTCAAAAAAGAAATCAAGGCGTTGCTGCACTTCAATGGGGTTGTTCATGTCCACGCTCGGAAGGTCGCCAAAATACTTGGCTGCAATCATGCCGATGACCTTCTTGTCCTCTTCGTCACCGATTCTCGACTGCAAATCGCCTGTGTTCATCATCTTCGACTTCTCGATAGCTAACTCCTGTTGTTCTTTCACCTTTTTACTCACCTGTGATCGGATAGACTTCCGTTTGTTAAGCATCTGTTGCTTTTTCTTCTCACGCTCTTTTTCACGTTTCGCAGCGGCTTCTTCTTTCGCTTTTTGCGCTCGCTTCTCACGCTTTTTCTTTTCAGCTTCGGTCAGCGGCGGTCTGCCACGACCGCGCTTCGGGGGTGTTGCCATGTGTCAGACCTCCTTTGGTAGTTCAGGAAGGGGCATCCAATGCGTAACGCTCCATGTTTTTGACGATAAATAAGAGCGGCGTTTCCAAATGTTCGTTTCTGCATCGTAAAACGCCCTATCAGCAAATCTAACAGAAAGTCCTTGAACGACAACTAAATATGCGCCAGACTTTTCTGGTATTCTGCTATCAACCGCAATCCATTCTTGCATTTTTACTCCTTACCCGGGGCGCAGGGTAGCGGTGTCCAGTGTGTAATTTCTACGTTATACGGTCTATCGTCCAACGCAAATCCAGCATCATCTACCCATCCGCTGACGCACATAAAAGCTCTTCTGCATACTTCAACATTTTCTTTGTTTGTAAAAACCATGTTCTCGTTTACCGTGTTTTTCTCAAAAACGAGAACCCTAACACCGATTTCCGGCAATCGATCATGTACGCTAATCCACTCGTTCATAATCGTACTCTCACCTCTTCATCTTTGTTTCGATGTTGTCCAGCTTTCGTGCAATCCACCAGACGGAACAACAGTTGTCCAACTGCCGCCACCATGCACACTTTTCTTTTTCGCAGACGCACCGACCAAGCGGATTGCTGGTCATCTTCATCGGGCAGTAAAGTTCGTTGTCCATTGGTTATTCCCCGTTCATCTCATAGCCTTGTAGCGCCCTGCAACCGTGCGATTGCAAGCTGTTCCTTATCCATTAGCTCCACCTTTCCCTCAGCTCTTTTTTCGACCTGTTCTGACTTTGCGACACCGAAGGTTCTGAATCAGTGCGCCCCATGTGGCGGCGATGCCATCCAGAGCCATGCGAAAACCGTACAACTGGTTCTGCCGTGCGATTTTGCGGAGGTTGGTCGGCTTGACCTGTTTGCCGCACAGAGGGCAGTTACCGAATTTATTCATCTGACTGCTCCTTTGCTTCAAGGCGAGATAGCCAGCGGACTTCCTTTTCGTACTGCATTTTCCGCATTCGATCAAAGGCTGCATCGTCCATATCCAACGCAATAATGCAGTTCACAACGTCTGCGTACTCCTCTTCAAACGCCTTTTGACACTCCTCAACACTCTTTGGTGTCGGGTTCGTACCATCCAGCGCACGGCGCAGCTTCAACGCAGCCTGTGCCAGTTCGGATGCTTCTTCTGCCAACTGCGCCAAGATTTCGGTCTTGGGCAGAATGTCTGAAACTTTCTTACTCACTTTTTTCTCCTTTCAGCCAGTCGTTCAGCTTTGCCATGCAAGAGGGGCATAGAAGAACGCTCCATCCTTCTTCTCCACCGATTATTGGCCGAACTTCAAGTTTGTTCTTCATTTTGTTATATTCCTCAAGTGTAAATGTTTCACCACACCTATTACATATCAATGCCATGTTCTTTCTCCAATCTCTTTAACAGCTCATCCACATCATACCGCCAATGGACACGCAGCCTTTTTGCTTTGACCTCTATCCCCTCTTGCTCTGCCCACTGCCAAGGGATGCTCTTACGGCTCTCGTTATAGCGGAACGCCAGAACTTTTCTGGCAGGGATTGCAAAGGTGCGGTTGACCGCCCGGTAATTGACTATCACATGGGCGGTCTGACCGCTGTACCCCATTGCACCTACCATGTCCGTGATGTGCTTTTCCTTGCGGTATTTGCACTTTTCCTTGTCGTACTTGCCGAACACCTTTTCCAGAGGGATAGAGGGCGTTTCAATGGTTTTCAGCTCAAACAGGTGGTTCATCGGGTAGCGGTACACAAGGAAGTCGCAGATGTTGTCGATGGAAAAGGACAGGTTCTCGTTGCCGCCGTAGTAGGTGGCGGCACTGTCTTTCAGCCGGTAGCACCACGCATCCTTTGGCACGGACGCCTTGAAATCTGCTTCAAACTGCTTGCCGGTGTTCATTCGTGAGCCTCATCAACATAATACCAGTTCTGAGGCGGCTTCTTGATTTTGACTGGTTCATATCCAAATTTCGTTGCACGCAGCCTTGAAAAATCGCTCAACGGTCGCGGGCAGTCGTAAATCTTCAGGTCAGAGATGTGCCATGCAAACAGCTCTGGCGCAGATTTTGCATAGGAGTTCAGTTCAGCCTCATGGACGCAAGAGTTTTTGACGGCCAGTGCAGCAGCAACCACATCGTCATGTCCAAGCTCAATAAGCGAACTATACACATTGGGCGAAAGATAGCAATAATCGAAATTATCACCAGCACCATGCCGCTGAACAACATCCACCTTGCTGCAAGTAAACTCGCCAATGACACGGCCAAGTCTTTTTAGATATTTCCATCGGTTCCATTCATCCTTGTTCCAAATGAGGATGTCGGTAAAAAGGTTACCGCTCCATGTCTCAGTACAATAGATATAAACCTTGAAAGGCTCCAGCATCAATGCTGGCCTTGTTTTGCGAATTTCCACAGTCTTTTCGCCGCTGAGAATCTTCTTGCACCATTCGGGCCGAATGCTCATCAATACAGCTTTGCTCATCCTCGTTCACCTCTAAATTCATGGAATATGAGTTGCCTTGTCAGCAGGTTTTTCCATTTCCTTCATGATTCGCTTGTGTTCTTCAGTAGTCATGTTGTTCGGGAAAAAACACCTGTCAACAATCTCAAACGGCTCAATATAATGGTCAAGAACATCTCTTGCTTCTTCTCGTGCCTTTTCGACACACATTTCGATGTAATCATCTTCCGTCATGTTGTAGTCGGTAATGCAATCAACAACCGAAGAAAACCGACACAGCAAGCCATTAGGCTGTCTTGCAATAAACGCTCCCATTTATCGTTCACCTCTAAATTCACTTCCGAGAAACCGCTTCTTGTCACGTTCCCGGTGCTTGTCCTCGTAGTTGCGGTGGTACACGCTCTGGCTGTGGTTCAGCTCATGCACGAATGCCTTGCGTTCCTCGAAGTCTTTCTTCTCTGCCTTGTACTTCTCGCAAGCGTCGTGGCAAGCTGTGCAGCGTGATGTGCAGTTGAGACAACAGGTAATCATCTTCCAAACGCCCGTCCAGCCAGATAGCGCAGCTCTTATATAAGGTAGGCGGTCAGTCTCTAATGAGCCAATGGTTTCCGTTTGAATCAATCCCGGTCTTGTAATTTCGCTTTTGGCGATTATTCAAATAGCCGTTATTTTTTCCAAAAAATTTCGAAGCCGCTCTCAATGTTCCAAAGTAATGAATCTCGCCAGTTGGAGATATGAGCGCGACATCTTTACAGCACTTTTCAAAAAGGCCTTCTTGGAAGCCCTTCTTTACGTTTTCTCCAATAGTCACCCATTCCAAATTTTTGGGAATGTTGTTTGACGGATTGCCATCAATATGGTTTACTGTCAAATTTGGTTCGTATCCATCAACCCAAGCCATAGCGACAAGCCTTGAAACCAACATAGTTTTATGAGAGCCGCTTTTCCAAAGTTCAACTCGTTCATCTGCGTTCCCTTTTGAGTCTCTGTATCTTCTTTCTGTTTTCGGCTTAATAATTCTTGTTTTCCAAACTCTGACTTTATACCTTGCAGAAGATGTTGTTTTACCCGGTGCGCTTCTGATTCTTCCAAGATTCGATGCTTGATAAAGCCCCTCATATCCCGGAATGTCTTTCCAAAGTTCTTCCATCGATTCCTTTCTCGTCTTTTGTTCCGGTAGCGTAACCGTTAGTCAAAAGGGAGCGAACCATCCGGCTCTTCAATAAGGGAGAAGTCATCGTTCCCGCCCTGCACGTAGCCGGATCCAGCCCCACCAGCCAGCGTTTTCTTCGCTCTGACCTCATAGTCGCCGGAACGAATCTTGTCCACGCTGGTGAAGCGGTCAACGACCAGCTTCGTCTTGACGTTGCCATCGTTACCCATGTACTCCTCCTCACGGAGAACCACGCCGACCAGCTTACCACGCAGGGTCTTTTCATCGTTATTGAACTTGTAGCCGGGATTGGACTGCTCCACAGCGGTGATAAAGCCCTTGAAGAACGGCAGCGCCTTTTCTTTGTAGCTCTTGATGGTTTTGCCGCCCCATGCCCATTCGCCCGGATTCAGCTTGCCACGCTCAATAAGGGAAGCGGTCTGCTCACGCCAGTAACCCTTGAACTCACCCTCTGTGACCTCCCACTCGATGTTCAGGCGCTCCTTTGCAGGTTCGTCAATCGCCTTGCAGATACCGGCAACATAGCCGCCAACAGGCAGGTCATGGCGTTCTGTGGCTTCCTGCACGTCATTCCAGTTGATGTTCTTCATCTGTTACTCTCCTTTGTTATCCGGCTGAACCGGGATGTTGTAATACTCACGGATGGTCTGATCTACGGCGGCGAGGTCGTTCTCGATCAGCGCATCGTTGAACATTCCCAGAGGGGTTTTCACGGTGTCCATCCCATCATTGCGAGTGCTGAACAGGTATCTCCCATCCTGTACGACTGTTTTCAGAACGATGGTGAAATACCCTTCCACGCAGACCTTTTCATCCAGCAGCTTGCCGATGGTCTTAAACTTCTCGCCACCGTCTCCGTCACGCTCGCTGTGACCGAAGAAGTAGACCACCACATCGTCCGGCAGTTCCTTTGCCCGCATCAGCAAGGTGTTGAAGTTTGCTGCCATGTCGGTAAACTTCTGGTATCCAGCGACCTTTGCGTTCCGCATGAACTCGCCGGTCATAAGGTAGGTGGCATCGTCAATGACGATGGACTTTCGCTTGGTGCTATGGATTGCGGCATCAATCTTGCCGTAGTCGCTGGTGATATAGGTTTTCATGTTGCTGCGGAACGGAAGCGGCTTGCCAAGCACGTTGATAACCGCAACCTGTTCCGGGTCAAAGTTCCGAAGCGAAGCGGATTTTCCGCTGCCGGAATGGCCATAAACCATTACTAATACTGCCATTTTTCTTTCCTTTCTTTGGCTTCATTAGGCTTCATTGTTCTCACTTCGGCTTAACTTGGCTGTATAAAATCAACCAGCCATCAGTTCTGCCAACTGTGCACGGAGGTCTTTCAGCTCTGCTTCCCTGTCATCAATCTCGGACTGCAAGTCCTCAATCGCTGCCAGCCGGTCAGCTTCTTTCGCTTCTGCCATCTGCTCGTTGGTCATAAAATACACGCCGTCCTCCGGCTCTGTCACGCCACCGAATCTGTCAAGGTTAATCATCTTTGGGTCTCCCTCTCTTGCGCTCCTCTTTGATTTGCAGTGCACTGTACCACTGGTCTTTGTCAATTTCGATGGTAGACCACCGATGGCTACAGGAAATACACTTCTTACGGCGAACGATGCTATCGTGGTCAGACCGGCTATCAACCGTTGTAATGTTGTCACTACCGCATAACGGGCATTTCATCGTGCATCCCTCCACTCGTTGGTGTGGTTGGCAACACGCTTGATTTTCCGGCGCTTGCGTTCGCTTCGCTCTTCTTCTTCGGCACTTACTGCCAGTGCGCACAAGACGATAGCCGTTGCAAGAAGCGCACACGACACGGCCACCCATCCGAACATTTGTGCGGTGGTCTGACAGCCCTGAATCGTGTCACCGCACCCGACTGCTGCAATTGCCACGACCAGACCGATCATGGACAATGCTGTTCCTTTCAAAGTTTTCATTGGTTCTCCTTTTTGCTGCCAAAATTAAAAATCCATCCGGTTGCCATTACGGCGGCTGCCACGATGATTCCCCATGTTCCTTTTGCGCCGACCAGTAGTTCAACGAGATGTACCAGCCACAGGTTCAAAAGGAACGCTGCAAGAATAAACGCCAGAACGATGCCCCAGATCAGGGCGATTTCCACAAGTGCTTTCATTTTTCTCCCTTCGTTTTTGAATGTTTTTCAGCCGTTCTTTTTCACGGCTGTGCCAGCGGATTTCCCGCTTTCCGTAGTATTTACCATTCATAAGTCAGTTCACCTGCTGCGAGCATCTGCGACACCTCGCCGTAATGCTTTCCCAGCTTGTCCGCAAGCGCTTGAACTTCTCCGATGGACGGAAACATCTTTTCCGGTTTGTATGCTACCTTCTTGCGCTTCCTGTCACGCTCTTTGTCAACCTTGCGCTTGCATTCTGAACAGTACTTTTTTGTCGGTCTGACCACGCCAAGATACAGGCCACAACGCTCACAGTACTTAATCTCCATCCACTTCACTTGCCTTTCTTACGGTTTACTGCTTGTCCCTCACAAGCAAAGCGTCTACCGACACACGGAAGTAATCAGCAACCTTCACAAGCTGTCGAATGCTCGGCCCATTTGCGGAGCGTTCCCACTTGCCCAGTGCGCCGTTGCTTAAACCAGCGGCTGCTTCCAAGTCAGTACGAGACAGACCATGCAACTTGCGAAACTCGTCGATTTTAGAAAGATTCACTAGCCATTCTCCTTTCTGGGCTTGCATTTTACTAGAAAATATGCTACTATGTAGTTGCGAAGTACAAAGTGAACATTTTCCAGCGACTTCCCGATAGATTTGTCAGGGGTCTTGTTTTTCGTTTGCCCTGTGCTTCATATTATACTAGCCAAGTGGCTATTTTTCAATAGTCAATTTTCAATTATGTAAACATTTGGCTATTTGCACAAAAAGAGAGGTCTTTTTCTATGCGCAATGTGGAGCGAGCCAAAAGAATCGCTGCCGACAAGGGTGTCAATATATCCTTTGTGTGCAGAGAAATCGGAAAAAGCAGAGGTTATATCTCTCAAATGCTGACTACCGACAGGGATTTTCCAGATGAAATGCTTTTGCCAGTAGCCAACGCGCTTGGCGTTACGGTTGAGGAACTCACTGGCAACCAAAAAGAAAACCCGCCCCAGCAGCCGCAAAGTGAAGTCGATGCAGCAGTGGAGCGGATTAGAAGAAAGCTTGAGTCTATGCCGAAGGAGCAGCGTGAAGCTCTGATGAACTTAATCGAGAAGATGTGAGGTAAGCCCGTGTATTACTTGTTGTGCGGCTGCGCCTTTTTCTTTTGGTTCATGCAGACCTTGTTAAAAGGCAATGACCGTGTACTATATGGCAACAGCAGAAAATATCGTTACCGTAGAAACCGAAAAAAGAAATGGTTCTGACCCGGTAAAATAAAACCCCCTTGTGCCGGGCTGGTGTAGCTCTGCGCAAGGGGTTTTTCTGTTATTTCAGGCCTAAGGCTTGCTCCGCTGCCGGAATCTTTTCAGGGTGTTCCAGCAGCCATGCAATAAATCGGTCAATCTTGGCTCTTTCCTGTTCACTCATTGTGGCATATCCTCCCAATCAGTAAAAATGAATGTTCATTTGATACGATTATACATCTTCTAGTTGTAAAGTCAATGTATTTTTAACAACTTCACAAAAATCAATCGTTTCCTTCGCATCCATTACTTCACATCGGGGAAGCCACGAGTGTTCAAGTCAAAAGGGACAACGCCTATCCATCTTTCCTCCAATCACAGTTCTACGAACTGCCCGTTAATTTTTTCGATGTTCTCTGCCGGGTCACATCCATTATCTAAGGCGGCTACGGCACGCTCTAGGACAGCTTTTGCTTCTTCGTAAGCAAACTTATCGGCATTGCTGTTTGCAAGGTTGTAGACCAGCTTTAAGGCGGTCTGGCGGGCATAGGGTATAAGCATGGTGTCGATTTGGTTCATAGACTAGCCCTCCCACGGCTTTGGCGTTCTGCTTTCGGTAGGTTCAGATGCGGGCATCCCGTCAATGATAATCATGTTGTTACCTCCTGCTTGATTATTTTTTCGATGTTACAGTTATAACACAGGCTGCTGTTGGTTCTCCATAGCAGCTTTTTCCATTTTTTGGCTTGTCGAATCCAGCAGTTTTGCCGGATTTTGTTGAAAGGGTGGGAATTTATGGATGAATATTTGGTAAGAACGGCCAAAGCATTAGAGATGGCACGGATACGTTCCGGCTTAAGCCAGCAGAAATTAGCCGCACGAATGGGCGTGAATCGTGGCACGATTGCCAACTGGGAGCAAGGTCTGGCAGCCATCTCCCTGCCAATGGCTATGCGCTGGTTCACCTGCTGCGGCGTATCGGTGGCTCGATACATGGACGCTTGCATTCATCCGGGGCTGCTGGAACATCTGGAAGACGACCTTTCCGACATGGAAAAGCGCAAGACTCTCATAGATGCCATGATAGAATGTTCTTCCTATGAGATAGATGCCTTGTTGTACATTCGGTACGGAGATCACGGCTCAGACCACATCGGCGTGTTGACGGAGATTCTGGCAAACCTCCATACGCCGTTGAAGGACAGGGTCACTGTCTGCCGGATGGTATCGGGCAGCTATGAGATAGCACAGGCTACCGGAACAGACCCAGACCCGAACGGAACCGCCCCGAAGATGGAGATTCTCTATCAGGCGCAAGACGCCGGGACGGAAGCCGCTATGAAGTCCAACGATTCTTATACCGTGAATCCGAATAATATAAGTGGTTGATTGTCGAATTATCGCAGTTTTTGAAGAACATTTTGTCCACGTTCATCCACTTTTTGTACACCTATCGGGCAAATTCGCCTTGTCAATCTGTCCCCCATAGGCTATGAATCGACAACATTTGCGCGGAATAAATAACGTAGTAGCGATAATATGTAACTTGCATTTAATCGGCTCGTCAATCCGTCCCCCATAACACCGGCTTAAAAGTTTTTCATCCACCTTTTATACACGTTAGATAAGACTAATCATTACCGGGAGGACTTTATTCAGCAAATGAAAGGTTGAGTTATCCACAAGCTGGAATGGAAAAACAAAGAAATTGTTGAAAATTATCGTCATCGCCTATTTAACGATGATATTTAACCTCTTGTTTATTTCTTGTTTAATATATAATAGGTATATGGGGGACAAAATGACAAAGCATGGGGGACAAAATGACAAAGCATGGGGGACGTTTTGACGACCCTATGGGGGACAAAAAGACAAGTCATGGGGGACGAAAAGTGTTGACTTGTCCCCCTACCTGTGCTATACTGTTTTTAGACTGATAAAGGAGGTGAACGGATGCCAAAAATATCCGACAACAACCTTGTTGAAAAAAGCAAATCCCTTGTGTGGGCAAAGTTCAGGGACTACACGGCAGGCGAGCTTCGGTTGCTAGAGGTTTACTTGTCAAGAATAAATCCAAGAGACCCAAACAGCAGCCGTGTGGAGTTTTCGTTGGCAGAGTACAGAGACCTGCTCGGACTGAAAAGCCTTGATGCACGAAGGATTGAGCCACAGATCAAGCACTTTCTGGGCAATACTGTGTCGATTCCCATTGACAAAGAGAAGGGGACGTTTGAGAGCTTTGTCCTTTTCACAAGGGCAAAGCTGGACTATGTGCCAGAAACAAGGTCTTATGTTGTGGCAATCACTTGCAACCCTGACCTTCGCCCCATCTTTTTTGATATTGCCGAAAGCGGGTACGTTCGGTATCGGCTGCGTTACACGTCACGAATGAAGTCTCAGTACAGCATCCTGCTTTATTCGATTCTTCGGGACTGGCTGAACATGGATAGCAAGCCGCATGAAATCAGTCTGAAAAAGCTGAGAGAACAGCTCGGTGCGATGGAAGCGAGCTACGATGTTTACAAAAACCTTCGCAAACGAGTGCTTGACGTTGCAGTAGATGAAATCAATGCCGTGTCTGACATCGTGGTGACTTATGAACCGATTCTTGTAGCACGAAAAGCTGTGGCAGTCAAGTTTAAGCCCAAAATTAAAGCGTCTGAGACGCTGATTGAAGCTCAGGCAAGCGAAGTATCGGTTGAACCTCAAAAAGCCGCCAGAAAGCCCCGCAGAAGCGGATACGAGGACTTTGACTGGTCTATGTGTGACGAGCTGGAAAAGCAAGACTGCGTTGACGTGGCAAAAGTGGTTGAGAAGTGGATGAAGAAAGAGCATCCTGAAATCAAGTTGCCGAGACGCAGAGAAGCGGTTTACGACACGGTAAAGGCTGCGTATAAGGACATCTTGTCCTTGAGCAGAACACCGTTTCCCGACAAACCTGTTGGCTATCTGATTAGAAGTGTGGATAAGGCAGGTATTGTAGACAGATATATGCCAGCGTTCTATTCCATTGAAGCGTTGCAAGAGCAGTCAGATGCAGCACATTATGCAGAAAGGAGAAGGTATGAGACTGATTGATGCAGACAAGCTAAGAGATTATCTGCAAAACCATTACAACGAAGTGGAAGCGCTCCACCGCAAAAATGATAGCGAATATCTTTGTGGTATCGGGACTTGTCTTGATTCTATTGACGCAGATAGCTTTAATGTTCCTGACACATATCCGGCGTGGATAAGTGTGAAAGACGCTCTACCGTACACAGAAGAGGGAGACGAGACAGTTCTTGTATCAATCACAGATGTGGATACTTATCCGCTTGAAGAAGTTGGAACTGCTGTTTATGACAGGAAAAGAAACATTTTTTATCTTAGTAGCGATGAATACAAAAACGCAGTGGCATATTATTGTTCAGAAGATGGATTCTATTATTTTGAAGAAGAGGATTCACATATAACTCATTGGATGCCGAAGCCAAAACCCGCAAAGCAATAAAGAAAGAGTGATAAAATGGCAAAAATTATAGCTGTCGCCAACCAGAAGGGCGGCACAGGAAAGACCACCACAAGCACCTGTCTGGCGGGTGCATTGCAGTTGCTTGGCAAAAAGGTGTTGCTGGTGGACTGCGATGCCCAGTGCAACGCAACGGACACTTACGGTGCACAGACAGAGGACGTGTGTACCCTGTTCGATGTAATGACCCGGCAGGGCACGGTAGAAGAAGGAATCCAGCACTGTGAAGCAGGTGACATTCTGCCGTCTGACAATGCAATGAAGGACATTGACGAGCAGCTTGTCCGAGACATTGGCAAGAACTTCCGGCTGCGTGAAGCGCTGGAATCCGTGTCAGAACGGTACGATTACATTGTTCTGGACACTCCCCCGCAGCTTGGTCTTGCGCTTGTGAACGCACTGATCGCAGCCAACAGCATCATCGTGCCCATCACAGCAGACCGATACGCACTGGCTGGTTTGAGCCAACTTTCGCAGACCATTGGTGACGTTCGCAGATACTTCAACCCGACTTTGAAGATTGAAGGTCTGCTTCTGAACCAGTACAAGAGCCGTGAGAACCTGTCCAAAGAGGTTGTGGAGCAGCTTCCTGTGATTGCACAGAGCATGGGCACAACCCTGCTGGACGTGAAGATTAGACCGTCTATGGGCGTTCGTAAGGCGCAAGCAGAGCGGCACAGCCTGTTTAGTGGTGACACGGCAAAGAGTACCAGCGCAGAGGATTTCAGGGCGTTGGCGAAGATGATTGTGGAGGGAGATAAAAAATGAGTAAGAAGATTGTGGACGTTGCTCCTTTGATGGAATATTATCGCAACAGGCTTCTTGAAGAAGGCGATAATCCTGCTTTAGAGGACGCGCTTAAAAGATTAAGAGAATTGAAAGACGATACAGATTCTTTGCGACCTGTCGGCCATTGGACAGAAAGTATTTGCTTAGATGATGCTTTTTGGGTATGTTCTAACTGTAAGTTCCCTAGTCAAGCATCTGCTGCACCGGAACTTTACCGCTACTGTCCAAATTGCGGCGCACGGATGGAGGAAACAGAATGAAATCAACCAGCAAAAAATCCACAGGTTTGTTGGGCGGGTTTGACTTCCAGCCTGTTTTTTCGGAGCAGACATTAAGCCGAAGCAAGCCAAAGGAAGAAGAAGTAAGCCAAGCAAAGCCGAACAAAGCCGAACAAGCACTGATTAAGCCCAGTGAAGCCGCAGACAGCCATGCACAGCCTAGTGAAGCTGAATTAAGCAGTATTAAGCCAAAGCAAGCCAAAGATAGCGAAAGACAGCCAAGTGATGCCGTGTTAGGCGAAGGCAAGCCGAAGAAACTGAAACAGGCAAGGGAAACAAAACGGCTGATTGAACAAGGCAATATTCCCGGCGCACTGGCTGAAGCCGGTTTGACAAAGAAAAAAATTCCGATGCCGGAATCGCATCAGGGTGTGGCAAGCGGTGACGGCAAGCGTTCTAAGCGCATTACCATCCTTATGAGCGAGGAGGAACGCAAGTACATCAACCGTGAAGCAAGGCGACATGGGATGACGATAGGGCAGTATGTGTACGCTCTGGCTGCTGCTGCGGCAGACGGAGAAATTTTTTTAGAGAATTTCTTGGAGGATTGACGTATGATGAGGTCGAAGGAATTTTACGAAGAAAGTATTAGCCGTTTGCAGAAAATGATCAAACACGGAGTTTGCGTTCTTTTGTTCGATGCTTTTGCTGTAGTAGTTCAAATTCCGTTTATCTTTGCTGGTAAATGGGTTGCAGCATACTTGATTTTGTCCATCGCCGTATCTTTTGCAGCGGGATTTAGTTTTAACACGCTTGTGGATAGTAAAAGGCAACTTGATATGTACAAGGCAGATATGGAGCTCTACTACACAGATATGCCGAGGAATTAATATGACGAAACAAGAGCAAGTTACAAGAATCGCAAAATACTACACAACCTTCCACCTTTTTGGAGATTGGTATCTTATTCGGTGTTATCCTAGACACTGCCATAGCTGGAAACGGTTTATTCCGTTTTATACGCTAACACACATCAAAGAAGAATAATCTATGTTATTTGATTTAGCCAAGAAGATTTTGACGTTGAGATTGTTGGATACAAGCAGGATTTTGGAGAATGGCGAGATAAAAGCGGAAAATTGCACAATGTTACATATTGGATGTCGTTGTCTGAACCTCCTGTAAAATATTGAAATAACAAAGGGGCAATATATGGAAAATTTCTATTGGGCCGGAATCCAGTACGATGATGATAAAAAATGCGGGCGCCTTCAAACTCCGCTCGTTTTGTTTGCAAACAGCAAGGAGGAAGCAAAAGCAAGAGTTGAGCGAGAAGTTCCCGGAAAGTTCTCCGTTGTCAACGTGGTGGAACTCGATAAGAGCCTTATATTCCATCTATAAGATTTATTTGATATAAAAGAAAAATCTGTGCTTGGGAAATAAAATAGCCCCTGTGTAGTCACAATGACCGCGCAGGGGTTTGTTTTACTTATCAGCAATGCAATCCCAGTAGAGATATGCCTTGCCATCTGCGGCATCTGCGTCCTCAAGGAACGCCTTTGCCATGTCAGCGTAGAAGCCCGGAGTGTCAACGGATTGACGCTTTGCGACCTGACAATAATCCGAGTACATCATGTTCATCACAGCCCAGAAATCGTTCGGGTCACAGGTGATGTTGCGCTGTTTGGCAACGTCCTGTGTCTGTTCCAGCGTCCAGTGACAGCCCTTCGTGCCGTCAGCGTTCACCATGCTGTCGCACCATTCCTCCGCTTCATCGTGGGTGAGATGTTTGCGCGGCATCTTGATGGAGCGGCTGTCCGCACCGCCACGTTCGTACTGTCCAGACCGCTTATCCCAGTCTCCGTTCTGCGAGAAGCCAATCTGCGGCATCTTGCGCCCATACTCTACGTCAGGGTAGCGGGGGATAGGGTAGGGGTCGATGTAGCGGTTTTCCTCTTGCGGATAGTAAGGATAGCGGTCATTGCCGTCTTCCAGCTTGCGCAGACGGCGTTCCAGCTCACGTTCCCTGCGGTCGCGCTCTTCCTCAAGGCGGTCACGTTCCGGATCACGGTCTTTGTCGTGGTCACGAAGCATCATCATGCGGCGAAAATTAGTCTTGCCCATAATCTACACCTCCTCAAGAAATAGACGCGGGCGCACCAGCGTGTGAACGGCAGAAGCAGCCAAGATACTTGAACGTGCCTGTGCCGGTCGCAGACGTTGCAACGCGGGTAGCATAGCGGGTGCGAGTGTGGATGCTCTCAGCGGTTGCCTGAGCGCAGTTGCAGTCGGTCAGAGGGTATGCGGTCGTGCCTGCACCTATGGTAATAACCACAGGGGCATTGATGGTGGTCGTGTCCGGCAAGCTCTGAGCAACGACAATGCAATACTTTTCGCCGTTCTGGTATGCGCCAGCAGGGATGTTGATGGTCAGAGTATCGTCGGCGAACGTGACCGCCTGGCTGATGACCAAGTGCGGGCAGAGTTTGCAGCTTGTTTTGCAAGCCATAGTATTTTCCTCCTAAAAAATCAGGGGCAGAGGTGTATTACCCCTGCCCCGATGGTTCACCCGGTGTTATCGGGGAGTGTGTAGGTTAGCAGCAGCCGCAGCAGTTCACGCCCACGTTGGGGTTTGCCACCTGATAAGCGGGAATCGGACGAGGATTGACCCGGTTCAGGATGGTATCGGTCTGCTGGGACATCACAGTGGTCAGAAGCGCATTCTGACGATCCTGAGAAGCGGCGAACTTGAGGTTCTGGTTCTCAGCGGTCAGAGTGGCGATCTTATCCTGCGTGAAGTAGTCCATCATGCTGCGGAAGTTGGCGTTGCAGTTGTCCACGATGGCGCGGGCGTTGTCTGCGATAGCCTGCCGGGTAGCGCAGTCCTCCGTTGCGATGGTGTACTTCAGGTCGCCGATCAACTGCTTGTTCTCGCAGCAGCAAGATGCCAGCTGCGTGGCAAGTGCGGTCTGACCAGCCTGCCGTGCGTTGCCCTCCTGCATAATGGCAAGGTTGATAGCGTTGTCGCCGTTGGACACGCTGCGTTCCAGACCGTTCACGAGCTGTGCGTTCTGGTAGCCAAGCTGACAGATCGCCTGATTAGTACCAGCAAAGCCGCCGGCAACGGCAGCGTTGAGGGTGTTCATCTGTGCGAGCTGGTCATAGCCCAGAGAGCAGATACCGCTCTGGATGCCAGCCAGAGAACGGGAAGTGTCCTGCTGGTAGAAGCCCTCAGACAAAGCCGCACGAGTATCTGCGCCGCCCTGACCGGTTGCGCCGGTGCCCACCAGATAGGGGATGTAACTGTTCATGCCGTTGTCACCACCGTTCCGACCGTAACCGTTTGTGCCCCAGCCGAAGATGATGGCGAGGATGATAACCGCCCACAGCCCTTCGTTGCCGAAGAAACCGCCGTTGTTATTACCGCCGTCCTGCCCAGCCAGATAGCCAGTTGCAAAATCGTCCATAACAAAACTCCTTTCAGTTTTGCGTTATGCTATCCCACCGCCGTGTGCGATGGGCGAAGCCAGATAAAAGCGGTTTTTATCAAGTCCGCAAAACTGAGAAGCGTTTCGCTTAGAGGGATGCTTATTTTAGGATTATCAAGTTAGCTCGGAGGATTGTCTTTTTTATCTTTCGGGTCATCCCAATTTTTGCTAGCAGCACCGAAAATCAAGCCAAGCATTAAAGGAATCCATATTTTGTCATCGCTACACAGATTGTTGATGTCAAAATCTTTTTTGGAATGGCTGTTTTCAAAATCATCCATTGTAAAGCCTCCTCACTTCGGAAGCGTCAAATTCAGGACGCTTGCAAGCTGGTTCAAGTCGATACCACGCTCTTTGGCGAGGTTCTGCGCCATCGTCCTGAGCTGCGTTTCGTTTTTGCCCTGAATCAGGTTCAAGCCCTGCATGATAGGGGCGTTTTGCCCGCTCAACTGCTGGATAAGCCCCATCGGGTTCTGTCCGGCACGAGCCAAATTTGCAAGCTGCATGATGGGGCTGTGCGTAATCATATCAAACGGAGAGGGCATAGTTATTCTCCTTTCTTCGCTGCGGCAGTGGGCTTAGAAAAGCTTTTCTGCCACTTTTCCAGTTCATCCAGCCTGTGGACGAGGGCGTTATACTCTTCAACAGGCACATACTGCTGTGTCGGTGCAGCGGTCTGCTGTGCCTGTTGCGCTTGTATCTGCCGCCATGCTTCCGGGCTGTAAAACTCCTGCACATAGGATTCACAGGTGTCCGGGTTCAGCCGCTTGCAGTAGATCACGCCACTCCGCAGGTCGGGGCAGTAGGTCGGTCTGCCATACAGGTCAGACGGTATTGCCAAAAATTCTTCCCTGCTAGAAACAGGTCTGCCAAGCAACCAGCCGCCGTCCTGTACCGACTGCTGAACAGGCTGCTGCCCATTCATCGGCTGCGGACGCTGCGGCTGTGCCTGTTGCATCTGCGTGTTGGGTAGGGGAGTGGCAAGCCCAACTGTGCTCATGCCGCCGTAAGGGTTGACTGGCTGCTGTGGAACGTAGGGCGCTCCGGGTGTCTGGTAATAGCTCATAATACATCCCTCCTATTGCGCTCAGTGTACCGCACTGGCAAAAAACGAGAGACAACGAAGGTACAACGAAGGGCAAAAAGCTTGACTAGAGCTTGATTAAATCTTGATTAGAGCTTGATTATTTTAAGCAAAAAAAGAAAAGCGCTCATGCGGATTTTTCCGTGTGGGCGCTTAAAGATATAAATATACTTATACAAAATGATGCAAAATAGAAAGTTTGAACGTTTTACTTGCAAAAAATCAAGAGCGGAACTGCTCACAGGCAATGCCGCTCTCTACAAAGGCCGTAGCCTTTTAAATATCCACCCTCTTGTGCTTCTTCTAGAGGCCGGGTGGATTTGTTGAGATTATTATACCACAAATCGTGCAAAAAGAAAAGCCAGCGGGTAAACGTTCTTCCGCTGGCTCTCTGTACACATTTCTCCGAAGTGTGTGTACTCTACTTCGGACGGTATAAACAGTATATCACACATTCGGCATTTTGTCCAGAATTTTTTCAATGCCTTTCAGCCGGTAGCCTACCGCCGTCCGGCTGTAATGTGTCTGTGCTGCAATGTCCGGCAGCGGGAGCCGCTCCACGTACCGCAGTAAGGCTATCTTACGGTCTACCCTCCCAAGCGGTGCGCTTTTGATGGCGGCGGTCATCTGCTGCCGGTCAAGTCCTTGCAGCGCAGCGGGCAGCACTACGCGAGCCGCCGCCACGAGCAGCACCGAGCCAGAAGGGCTGCGGGAGCTGTCCGGCGTTACGCACCATAGTGCCAAGCACGGCAAACTGGTGACGTTTTGTCACCAGTTTCGTGACGTGCCGAAATTGCTCTTGTGCGATTTTGTTGAGGTCAACAAAATCGTCGTATGTAGTGCTGCTCATGGTATTACTCCTTGCTATCCAAAACGGTTACTGCGTACACGCGGAGGCTTTCCAACTTTTCGATAACGGCATTATAAGTTGTTTCCGTTGCGATGTGTGCGATGCGCTCCAGCTCATTGTTCTCTTTTGATGCAGCGATGATTTCATCCGCAGATACGCGTTTCATGGCTTCAATCAAATCGAGCAAATCTTCGATATTTACTGCGTTCATGATATCCTCCTTACTGCGTGATTTCCTCAGTGTTCGCCTTGTCCTCCGCGTCCAGAGCGTCGTAGTACGCCTGGGCAAGGGCTTCCACCTCTGCGATGTCGTCCTCCGTCAGCAGTCCGTTGTCGTAGTGCATATATGCTTTATCCAGCCAGAACGCAACATCGCGTCCTGCTGCAATTTCCCGCTTGATGGAGCGCAGGGTCAGGTCGTGTCGGGCTTTGCTTTTAATTGCCATATGTACCTCCTTATGTGTTGGTCATTGATGCCACAGCATCCTCAAGGTCAGTGATGCGCTTGATGGGGTCAGCTCTGCCGGTAACGGTTACACTGTCCGCGTCGGTCATCAGGGTGTTCACGCCGCTCAGAGAAGAGATAGGCTGTGCGCCGGTTGCGGTGAAGGGCACAGGCTCTGCCAGCTTGTAAGCGATTTGGACAGGGGTTCCGGCGGCGTACTGGGCGGCAAGGTAGGCTTTCAACGAAGCAACTTCATGTCCCGCTGATATATCGGGCAGCAAGCTATTCGGCACGCAGTACATAAAATAGTACGACATTCCTACTGTAGCAAAGCCAATTCCAACATTTCTCCCACCCCACACATCTTTGGCCGTTGCCGGTAAATGGCTGCAAATGCCTTTTACGTTTATGCGATCATAATCGTTAATGTCGTATGTATAAAATCCTGTAGCAGCAGGGTTGTTAGCATTGAGTCCCCATGTGCTCCATTTTTCCGTCCCATCTAACGTCACCAGTTTCCACGTCTCCTGCCCCTCTCCCGTCACCGCATCCACCTCGCCTCCGTAGATGGTGTGGGGTAGGGTCAGGGTGGCGGTTTGGCCGGTGTAAGGGGCGTAGGTGGTGGATTCACCTACTGTTGCAATGACTGGCGTGCCATAGGGTACTGACCCTGATGAAAAATTGACACAGTAATACGCGCATTTTGCTGGCGTTTTAAACGTAAGCTCAAATCCGACAATACCGATTACATTCTTTTTTTCATCATAAAAGCAACCGCCTTCTACGTTTTTATTAAAGCGATAGGTTGTATTCGGTGAGCACGGTTGAATGCCTGATATCCAATAATTACTTGAATTTGATATCTCATAATAATTGGTTGCGGCATTGAAATTCTGATATTTATTATTTTGGAACAGCGACGGATTTAGCAGATTATCCCCGCACCTTGTCACTGTGATGCTGTCACGTCCCTTGATGGGACGGATGTTCTCGTAGGGTGCATAGGCGGCTGGTATATCCTTGGACACCATCAGCCTAAGCTGTATGTCGGTATTCACGCCGGGTGTCAGCTTGGCGGCTATAGAAAGGCTATCTTCATCTTCTGTGCGCAGTCCCCACGCAGATGATACATCCCCCTTTAACGCAAACGGGGTGATTTTATAGCCCTTCCCGCGCAGTTCGGTTTGAGTGCACGAGGCAACGGCAAACGAGTATTGGCCCTCCTCCGTCACCTCGCTTGACGGCACACCGCTAACCTTAAATACATCGCCATCAATCGTTATAGTCACACCATAAGGCTTACCTACTGTAGCCGTACATTGAGATATATCCAGCAGGTTAGGTCCGCCGCCTGCCGGGTACGGCGTTCCTTCGCCCTGCTGCGTTGGCTCCCAACTGGTCACCACCCCAAGCGGATAGGCTGCCAAAGGGTAGCACTGCACCGGGTTCCCGGTCTCCTCAAGGGGCGGGCAGAGCATATCCACGATGTGCTTGCTGCTCCATGCGTCGGGCCCCACGGTGGTGTCATCAATTTGTGTGCCATCTTTGCCGTCTGCACCTGCCGGGCCAACGTCGCCTTTAGGGCCTTGCGGGCCGGTCTCGCCCTTCTCGCCCTGCGGCCCCTGTTCACCACGAGGGCCAGTTTCACCCTGCGGGCCAGTGGCACCCGTATCGCCTGTGGGGCCTTGAGGGCCTTGCTCACCCTGCGGGCCAACCGGGCCGATGGGGCCGGTGTCGCCCTTGTCGCCTTTGAAGTCACCGCTTGCAATGCCGTTCTTCAGCTCCTGCAGGCTGTCAGCGGCTTTCTGAGCGCTCTGGGCTGCATTGCCAGCACTGGTGGCTGCTTCACTGGCGGCGGTCTGGGCATCGGTCTTAGCCTGCTCTGCGGCGGCGGCATCGGTGTGCACGGCCCCCACCAGCTCCTGCCAGGCAGGTGTGCCGGGCTCCGGCATGCTGCCGTCCTCCGTGCCGGAGTTGGCAGCCACACGGTAGCGCAGATCTGCACTTGTCACGGTGCGGGTACCATCGCTGCCCTCGAAGGTCACACAGCCGTTGCCGGATTGTGCGGTCACGCTGGCAGGCACGGCCACATAGCCGTCCACCACCAGCGAGGACGCCGGGTCCTTGCCGTCCGGGACGTGCCAGAACGCCCGGATGGTCAGGCCCTCCCACTCGCCGGAAGCAGTGACGGTCAGCCGGTACACGCCCCGGTTTTTGGTGTAGCCAAAGCGCACCATCTGCTCATAGCCGGGCACTTTGACAACGCCATTGGATGCGAGAGATACGCTTAGCTCGATCATAAATTACTCCTTGTTGATGGTAGGCTTCTTTTCTGCCAATGCCTTCTTCATCAGGCTCACGGCCTTTTCAATCACCGCGTCAAGCACTTCATCCGTGATGATAGGCTTCAGCCATGCAGGGCAGGCCGCACGCAGGGCGTCAAAGACCTGCTTCTTTTTCTTTGCGCCCTGGCCGCTGCCCATGATGCTGTCCTCGGCCTTGCACACGAGGTCATAGGCCAGATCTTTGACCAGCTGCTTATAGCCCATGCGGATAGCGCCGACTGCCAGAGCCACAAAGCCGACGATGATAAGAACGATTGCGACGGGGGCTGGGATGAAATTAAGCATTGCTTCCATGATTTGTTACTCCTTTCAGCAGGTAGTTGTTAATATCGGATTTGCTTTTTTGCATACCTTCGCGGTTGTTGCCGGACAGCTGCGAATCCAAAAGATTTTGTACGCCA